GGAGCCGTCCCAGCCCTCCGCGCCCACGTAGCTCATGTCGACAGGCTTTTTGTCGGACACAACAGGCACTCCGCTGACGGCGTACTTGATTCCCGACGGGATTTTGTCAACGCGCTCGATTGTCGGCTTGCCGGAGTACGGCACGAGCAGGGTAGACACCTTTTTACCCGCAAACTGCTTTGTCGCGTTGTCGGCAATACTGTACACAAGGTGGTTGCCGTAGACGTGTTCAAAAAGATTCCCTTTTGCCGCCGCCGGAGTTTCTTCGATATCACAGGCAAGGTTAGCCACAGGGAGAGTATATACCTCGCCGCCCTCCGAGCGGTAATTTGCGAAGAAACCGCCGTTGATGTATCTCTTCACACCGCCCTTGCGTTTGTCCTTGTCGTGATAGATGATTGCAAAGTCTTTGGCGCGGGTGTATGTGATTCCGTCCTTGTCGTAGCTGTCCTTTCGCACTGTCGGTTTTTTCGGCGTGGCTTTGATATCGTACTGCCCCCACTCGTTAGGTATGCCGAGATACGGTGTCGGGTCTACGGATACGCCGTTTTTGCGGACCTCAAAGTGACAGTGACTGCCGAAGGAATATCCCGTGTTGCCCTCAATCCCGACTACGTCCCCCGCCTTGACTTTTTGACCTACTTTGACTTTTCGGGAAGCCATGTGGCACATGAAAATCTTAAGTCCGTCAGCCGTGTCAATGCGAATGTAGTTGCCCCACTGCCATGTGAGATTGGACGTGTCTGTGATAATTGTCGACGAGCCTATCACTCCGTCACAAGGTGCGACAAGCGTCTTGTCCGTGCCGCTGAGGTCTACGCCTTTGTGATAGTCGCGCTGTCCGTTGAGCGTTCGCCAACCGAAGTGCGACGTGAGCGTGACCTTGCCGCTCTGATAGGGTAGATTCATTTTCACTGCGCGTTACCTCCGTCGTGCGGCGGTTCTGTCGGTAAGTCCATCACTTGATGATAGAGCTGTGTCGCAACGTCATTGCCGCCGAGGTTGTGATAAGCCGCGTATGCGCGTTTGAGAGCTTCCTTCGCGTAGATGGGGCAATATCCCCTGTCGAGATACTTGTCGTGATTGCGGATTATCTCCGCGCGGAGAAGACACTTTAAACCTTCCTCCAGCGCACTTTCACGTTTTTTTCGCAGCTTGATGTATGTAACAGCCCATGTTACCGCTCCGCCGCATACAAACGGCACAGCCCATTTGATGATTGTCTCTACTATCATTTATACCTCCGCAAAGTACGTCGCGTCGTCAAATCCTGTCGGTATGCCATCGGCAAGCGCAACGTACACCGTCGTACCGTCCGTGTAGTGATACCCCATTTTAACCGACTTGCCCGTGAGCCAGTACAGCGGATTCCTCATCGTGCCAAGCGCGGTCGGGTCTTCGACGAGTTCCCACGCGAATCCGGCAGTTGACGTGTACATCGGCTGCCATCTGTAGCCGACTTTTGGTTCTACCGTCGGTGTGGGAGCTGTCGCTATCGAATCGAGCAGCAGCTCAATTTTTCTTTCATTGGTCAGCGGTTCGGGCGTTTTCTCCTGCTCCAAAGCCGCCGCCTGATATTCCGCTATTTCCTCCGCCGTCATTTCACGGACGATACCGTTTTCACATATTTTCATATTTTAATTCCCCCACACTTTTAAAATTGTCCCCACCGGAAATTGCTGAGTTGTGTCTGTTGCGACCGTCATAATCGCAAAAGTGTTTGCTTCGGTATATGCAGCCTTCGTCACGCCAACCGCAACAGACTCGTTTTGGTTATATCCATCAAAATTATCAAATGTCTTGAGACCTCTGTTTGCGTAATATGATAATCTCCAATATCCACCGCCAATGCTGTCCGCCGATACAGTTAATTGTGACGTCAGCGTTTTATCCGGTATATTCGGGGCGATATAGTAAAACAAGTACGATGCGCCGATTTTGACACTAATATATCTATTAACTGCTTCCGCTCCCGTTGCCGGACACCAGATTTTTGACACTACGTGTTTAACACTTTTAGGCAGTGTAAAAGATATTTCTCTGACGATTTCCGTTGTGGTTTGTTCTGCCAGCAGCGTCCAGTCTTCGCTTCCTCCGCTCGACAAATCCGCCGCTTCCCACTCCGTCGGTTTGCCAGCGTCATCGACAGACTTAACTTTGATAATCTGCCCGACGGCTGCCGTAGTCGGCGCGGTTATCTTCTCAGCGAGAGCTGCCGTCACGACTTTATTCTGCACGGGATTTACCGAGGTTGACGAGAGCGCGTCGTCGACGGTGATTGACGGTGTGTCCGGCGCGTCAACCTCTAACGCCTTGCCGTTTAGCGTGACGAGCTGCCCGTTGTGTGTTACTACTTTTGGCATTTATTTTCCTCCTTTATCTGCCGTATATTGTGATTTTGCCTGATACTGGCGCATATGTGGTGTTTGCCGTTGCCATTTTTATTGATGTAGCTTTGCCAACTCCAAGTACAACATTATATGGGATATATGCGGTTGATGGAGTGAGATTGGTTGCGGATATAGCTACGTTCGGCTTGTGGCATTCCCAGACTATTCCATTAAATTTTGCTATTGCGTAGTTATAAGCTGTCACGCCGCTCTTTCGCACATCCACAAAATTGACACATACTTGTATTTCATTTATGAATAAATTTTGCGCCGAATCCGTGCTTGTAGCATTTTGCAGTCCGCTATTAATCGCTAAAAATTCCGTGTAATTGTCCAGTCCCGTGACTTCAAAAGTTGCGGTTGCCTCCGTCACTTCTGTTTCGAGGATTTTAGTCCACTCTTTTTCGCCGCCCCCGCCCCCGCTCGGCAAATCAGTCAACGTCGCCGCAATTCCGCCCGCTACGACTTCCTCCGCCACAGCAGTCTTGTCCGCGTCAGTGAGCGTGTACGTCGGCTTGTCCTCCGGAGTTACGATTCCGTCTTCGCCAATGCCGAGGATTTTTCCCGCGTTGTCTGTGCCTTGATTTTTGTCGAGTTTTGTGCCGATTGCTTGTCCAATTTTTTGTAAAGCATCTGTAAAAGCTAAAAACGATATATAGTCTTTTAGTATATCCTTTAAGGCGGTATTTGTGACGTAGTCGGTTTGCTTTGTAAAATCACTATAAGTTTCCGAGGATAAGTAGAGCGTTCCGCGCCAGACTACGCCAGCACCGTCATATACCGTGGTTGTCACTTGCCCATAAGACATATACCCAAAAATCACAAGCGCGGGCAAAGTCATACCATTCGGACTATCGCCATGATTGTATCCGCTCACTATGCCATATCCGACATGCATACCGTACAAATCGAATACATCATCATAGTTATCGCTCTTCCACGTTGATACCGACGGAATAGGCGAAGCCCCTATATTCTCCCTCGCCTGTGCCTTCTGCTCGTCGGTCAGCGTCTGCGCAACGTACTGTACCGCGTTATCCGAGCCGCTTCCTCCCTCAGCCGACAGCACGCCGTTTTCGTCCACCTCCAGCCCGCCGCCGAGCGTGGTAAACGGCTTGTTCTGCACCGTCTCCCATGTGGGGGTAGTGAGGTTGTTGAGCATTGCTATAATCTGCTCGTATACGTCGGGTGCCGGGTCTGGTATAGGCTGACCGAGATAGTCCGCGATACTGTCTTTGACTTTGAGACAGCACGGGCGCGTGGTTTTGAGCACACTCGGTTTTTCCGCAGAGCCTGCCTGCACCCCAACAAATATACGCCTGTGTTCTCCCGCCATCATAGGTACGTCGCATGAGTTTCCGCTCATCACAACCGCCTGATAGCTTCCGTCCTCACAGACAAAGTACACGGTTTTGACCTTGTCCTGCCACTCTTCATCAAACTCAAATTCCGCGACGTAGTCCGAGTTGTGAGATATAACGTCCTCGCCAGCCGTGATTGTCGGCACTCTGTCACACACCGTGATGTGTATTGTGGTTAGCATTTATTTTCACCTCCTGTGAGCTTGATGAATTTCCTTAACGTGGTTAAGTCGCTGTAGGATAATTTTATATCCTCGTTTTCCGATATTTCTATCGGAAGCTCGGTGTCTCCGAGGTCAACATCAAGGTTCATAAGCTCATTGAATCTTTGGTTGAACTCAGCTTCCGTTTCCGCAATAGGTTCATATCTGCCGTTTTCGAGCCTGCAATACTCGCCGAGGATTCTCATCCGCTGAACGTCGTAGAACTTCATCTGAGCTTCTATCTTGTCGAGAAAGCCGAATAGCCTATATAACGTTTTCAGCGACAGGTTCTGCGCACAGAGTTTTTTGAACGCTTCCTGCGCATAGATTAAATCTGACATTTTCATGTTAATTACCTAACGTTTTTTGTTTATTGTAATATATCGTGTCTACGTAAAGCCGATTGAAGTAGTTTAGCGTGCTTCCTATATCCCAAACTCCCTTTTTTCCGGGGACTATACATTGGTTGGAGGTCTGTACTTGAAGTTGATAGCTTGCAGATGAATTGTCTGGGTCTTTGAAGTAGATAAACGATCCGTACAATTCAAGGAACGCCGCCATTCCCGATATTGGAGACTGTACACCGACTTGAACAACGCCGTTTTCTCCACTCATTTTAGATGTGACTATGGTGTAGTTCTCGTTTTCCGCAAAAAACACCTTGTTGACATAAAGATTGTCTGTGGTAACATTGCCGCCGTCTATTGTTGTTGCACCGCTTGTTGACAGGTCTGTAAACGTTACAAGTCCGTTGAAGTTAATATCAGCCGACGAAATCTGAACATTTCCGCTTTTCAGCGATATTGTAGCTTTGCCGCGTGAAGTTTTCGGAATAAAGCACTTTATCTTGAAGTAATCGCCATTCTTGTGTACGCTTGAATCCTTGATGTACTTGAACGTGATAAAGTGACTTCCAGGCGGTACAGTCATAGTCAAGTCAACGTAACTCGAACTTGATTCATTTTCACCCGAGAACGCTTTCTTAACACCTGTGGTGTCAGCATTGTTATCCCAATCAAGCGAGGTGTCAAGATTAGAAACAATGCCATAGTCGTGTTCGGCTTCTCCGTATGAGATACAGCGTATAGTGATTGTCGTTGACTGCGTAAAGTTAAACTTAAAACCGCCATACGAATAAGAACTATGTACACCTGCGTTTTGAGAAGTGTAATATCCGTCCGAAGTTTTTGTGAAGTCATATTCGTTATCAGGAGTGGCGGGAATACCGTCAACATCGGGGTGTTGGGCATATGTTCCGACTTCTTCCGTTGATGTGCTTCCCGCAGTTTCCGTAGCCGTAAGGTCAAGCGCGTTCGCCGAAAGTCTTATGGATGAGCTGTCGGCATTTGCAAACAAAGTCAGCAGAGCGCGGACATTTGAACCGATTGTCCCCGAACCGTAGGAAGCCGATAGGGATATTTTAGATTCAATGCCTTTCTCGGTTTTCTGTATAAGCTGTTCGATTGCCGTTGTTGTGGTTATCGTGCTTCCGCTTGATATCTCAACGAATTTGCCCTCGACGGCAGAAGTGATTGAAGCCTTGCCTTCCTGCGTGTTCAGATAACTCTCTACAGCTGTAGATAAATCCGTGCCGCGCAGCATTGACTTCTTGATTGCTTCAAGTTCACGCTGTTGTACGGGTTCTATCTCACGCGTCAAACCGCCAGTAGATTCATATTCAACCTTGCCGAATCCGTTCCATTTGATTGTTTGAGAGAATATCGGGAGAGTTTTCACCTCGTCATAATCATTAACTACAGTGATAATGTCACCGCATTTAATTTCGGGATACCATTCAGCGCGAACGGATATAGGAGAATAAGCAGGGAAGAGTGAAGTCTTTGCAAAAATCGCGTTTACATAAGGTTGCAGCGTAGGTATCTCCGTGTCGTTCTCGATGTACAGAAACGGATTGTCGCTGATAACATAGGTGTTTGTCCCCGTACCCGCAGTCACGAGCTGGTCTCCGTATGACGTGTAACATTCGAGCTTGCCTATAACGGGAGTTTCAAATTCACTCTCGCTCATCTCAAATCGGTCTGTTTTGAGAATTTTGTAGGAGTTTGTTGTAAACGTGTTTAACTCAACTTTACCGTCCGCATTTACTCTCGCGTAACAGCCCGCCGCTTCCGCAATCCACGCAAGCACTTCACGCGCCGTGTAGTCCGAGGTTGAGAACGGATTGAAAGTAAAGTTTTTTGTAGAGTTTGTAAACGTTGTCGTGATAGGTTCAACACCCACTGCGGCGCAAAGGGAAGAGAAAACCGCGCCGAGAGTGACGGGGAATTTCATGTTTTCGATGAAATCCGAAGCAGAAACTTCAAACTTCTGCATACGGTCATAAGCGGTAAAGTCTATGAGCTTGCCGCGAACTTTGTCGGGTCTCTCGCCTTTGAAAACGCCGACCGTCACATACTGAAATGCCGCGCCGACCTTAACGCCTATTTGCAAAGTAAATTCCTGTGTAAAATCGAAGTTGTTAAACTTGTTGTCAACATTGAACAACGTCATTTCAACTTGTTTACAAACAGCTTTGCCGAAAGTATAGTCAGTGTCTCCGTTCAGAATGTCCGTAATCTTAACACCATCACCCGTTATCGCAACGTCAGCTTTTCCGAGAACCGTGTTGTCGGCAAATGTTATCTTGATATCCTGTTCGGTATGAGCGCGTATAGCTTCAAGTAAACTCGCGACAGGTTGAGCAACGTTCATCACGTCCGAAGTCTTGTAGTCCGAACTGCTGTTGTTTGAATCGTAAGCGCATACTCTATACTGCACTGTAAGCCACGCAGAGCCTGCTGTGTCGATGTAAGATGTGTTCTCGCCCCGATACACCGTCATGTAGCTTGCGCCGTCCACGGAACGTTGTAGCGCATATCCCGCCGCATTTGAAACACCCGCCCATGTGATTGTTGCCGATTGCCCCGCAGTGAGAGCAGGAACTGTTATAGTCTCTGGCATTGACGGGACAGTTGAAGTGCCGCCGACAATCGTTCGTATGTCCGAACCCGACCACGTTGCGGAATATACATCTCCGTCTCTATAAGCCGCAACTCTGTACTGCACTTTAGTCCATGTGGGCTGAGCCGTATCGGTATATGACAGGTTCGCGCCTTTGTAAACGGTAATATAGTCTCCATCATCTACTTTGCGCTGTAGTTCATATCCTTCCACCTCTGAAACCGAGGGGGCTGTCCACGTTACTGTATAAGTATCTCCGACGTTAATAGTGTCAGGAATTTCAGGATAGCCGGGTGGATTAGGTGCTGATATGGCGGTTATGTCATCGCTTGTGTTCCAATCGGACTGTGTTTCTCCCGATACCGCACATACGCGATAGCCATATACTGTGTAACGCGTTTGTATCTGGTCATCGAAATAAGTTTTTGTGCCGCTGTATCTTTGAGAATAAGAACCGCCCGCGCTGGTTTTTCTCTGCAAGATATACGAATCCGCACCGTCGACTGCCGTCCACTCAATAAGAGCACTTCTACCTTTAACTAACTTCGGTATAGTCAGCGTTGTTGGCATAGAGACAGCCATAACATCCCCCCTAAAATTCAATAATGTTGAAAGACAAATCGAACCGCGCAACTTCTTCTTTGTCAATCCAGTAGTATTTTGTTGTTGCCGACCTGTCGCCCGCGTAGTATGTGCCGGAGCGCGTACCGCCTTTTTGATACGGGTCTGGGCAGACTGCTGTGAAGCTGTCGGAATTGACGGCGTTGAGTATTGAAGCCATTTCAGCCCATGTCAGACAGTTCCACTTGAAACCGAAGTTTATCTTCTGTCCCACACGGTTTCTGTGCAAAACAGAAGTCGCGTCGCGTTCCGCACTTTCGTCAACGTCTGCTATTGAGGGATTCCATTCGGAAGGGTCGGGAATACTAACCCCCCCGAACTTTATTCCCATTGTGTAATTAAGTAATGATGTCATGTTTAACCACCCGTAACCTGTTCAACCATCTTCTGAGAACGTTTTACAGCGCGTCCCAAAGCGACAGACGGAGAAATCGAAAGTTCCTTGTCAGCAATCTTTTGTAACAGTCTGTTTTGTTCTCTGAGAAGTTTGTTCTGCTCTGCGGTATCCTTGTCCGAACCGGAGCTGTTCGCGCGTAGTACACCGTTCATAGCGTTTGTGACACCCGCCTGAATGCCCGCTATAATCTGCCCGTTGTTCGCAACAGCGTTTCTGCCGCCTATAGTGCCTACCAGTTCGGGTCCGGCTTCACGCGCGACGAATAACTGTCCCATAGTCGGGAAACCGCCGTCCGCAAACTGATTATCGAGAGAACCGAAAAGCAAATCGTCAACAATCGAATCCGTCTTATTCTTGCGAATCTTAGCTCTCGCTTCTTCAACCTTGCTGAAATCCGCACTTACGTTGATGGTAACTCCCGCGCTCATGCCGTCAAGACTGTTCATTTGGTCTTTGAAAAACTCTACTTTTTTAGTCGCATTATCAAAGTTAGTTTGAGCGTCTTCTATGGCTTGATTGTTGTTGTCCATGGCTTTTTCTGCTTTTTCGAGTGCTTCTCTGTATTTCGCGAATTCAGTTACACCTTCATCTCCTAAAACCTTAGCGAAAGTTATAGCTGTGCTGTGAGAAGTCGAAAGAGATTCTGTGGTAATTTCACTGGCGTCTTTAACATCAACAAGCCCGCTGTGAGCTTCCCGCAAGAAGTATTGTAATGTCGTGTCATTTTGAATGAGGTCAAACAGCTTTTGCTGAGATTCCCTGAATTTGTCTGTAGCTTCTGCGTTTTCGGCTTGGTAGTCTTTTATTCTAACCATTGCGTCTGCCTGCTGCTTATATGCATCTTTGATAACTTCGCTATAAGCTTGCTGTTTTAGTTGCTTGTCGAGAGCAGTATAAAGGTCTTCAACTTCTTGCCTTGTCCTTGACAGCGAACCATCGTCGTTTATCGAAATGTCTATACCCATACCATTTATTTCGGAAATGAGCGTTTTTAATAGTTCTGCCTCACCGGATGTCCTTTGTTCCTTTGGAATGGAAGCAATATCGAAAGCCGCGTCAATTATATTTTTCAAATATGCCATTTGACTTTCAACTTCTTTTACAGGAGCGTCAAGATTGTCTATCTCTATGGCTATATCGGCTTCTGCTTTTATATTTAGCTTAGATTTTTCGAAAAGTTCATTCGCACGCCTGTATAACTCGTCCTCGTTATAGTAAGCCTTTGTCTTCTCGTTGAATCCTATCGTAAACGCAGTAGCCGCAGTTGCAAGAGTAGCAACCAAACCTATAATCAGTCCAGCCTTGCCCCATTTCACGGTAAGTCCCGCTATAGTAGCAAGCGAACCGAGAACCGCTTTGAGTATATTTTCTTTCGTCACTTCACCAGAGACGAGATTCTTTATACCGTCAAACTCAAACGCAAGTCCCGCAAAAGATATAGCAAGCGTAGCAGAAGTTCCAAACCCGCCGCCGAACAGTTCCGATACCTTTATGCCCACGAGAGCCGCCACAATTTCTGTTGCATACTCTTTGATGGTTGCCCATGTGCTAAGCAGCCTGTCCGACCATTCCGTGACGCTTGACGAGATGTTCTCCATTGATACCTCTTCAAACATTCCGCTGTAGTCGGGTGTAGTCTTGCCGGAAGAACTGCCCTTGCTTGATATCACGTTCAGCTCGTCAAATCCCGCAAGCAGCTGTTTTTGAGCCGCCGCCGAATCCTTAGCCGCTTCCGCATATTCCTTTTGCTGTCGAATAGCCTTAGTCCACGAAGAAGCACCAGTCATTTTCGCGATAAGCTGATTAAGCCAGTTTATACCCTCGACTATTCTGTCAATGAGCGAATCGAATACGGGAATAAGCGCGTTGAGTATCGGAGCAGTCATAGCACCTATTGAGTTTCGGAAATACTGCAGGGAAGTGGCGGCACTGTCCATGCTGTTTGCAAAGTCCGTTCCGACCGCCTTACTGTATTGATATAGGTTGTTCACGCCCTCGCTGAATGCCTTGACAATCTGTTTCAGCACACCGTTTACGGTACGGTAACGTAAAATTCTTTCAAGTGAACCTGCAACCTTGCCGATAGTCTCTCCGAGAACCGTGTTTTTGAAGTTCTTGCTCATCTGTTTGCCGAAGTCTTTTATAGACTGCGCCGCGTCTTTTGCTTTGAATGAGAAGTCGGCGAATCTCTCTTTCAAGGTAGCTGTTCTTTCCTCAAAGGTTTCCGTTGCGCTGGAAGCGTCGTTCATCGCTTTTCGCAGTTCCTCGGTATAGTCTCGCGTCTTTTTCATTACCGTAGGAGCTTCTTCGTCGATATTTATACCGTATTTTGCATTATATGCCGCTTCTGCAATTGAGGATTGATATAAGTCTCTTCTCATTTGCGCCTGTGTCTGCCGTTGCTCCATGAAGTTATCGACAATATTTTTCAGTTCATCCGCAGTTTGCCACTTGAATTCACTTTTTGAACTGCCCGCGCCGCTTGATTTCAACTTTTTGCTCATTGAAATAAGCTGTTTGTAAGAACCTACAGTAACTTTATAATGCTTAGACATATTGGCAGCTTCTTCACTCATTTTCCTAAGCGCAGACGTGCCGTTCTTGATACCGTTTGTGTCAACCATCTTGTCAATACCGCTTGCCGAGCCCATATCGCTTGCAAACTTTTTAAACGGTTCGAGTGTTTTGAGCAGATTTTTTAGCGCACTTTCCGCTTTCTTTGTCTCGGCAGTGACTACTATTTGTAGATTGTCTATTGTTCCGTCAGCCATTGTTTTTGTTCTCCTTTCCACTGAATTTTTGTCGCATAGCGGAAAGCCACGAGAACGCCTGATTTTGTACTTCCGCTTGTTTTTTAGCTTTTTCCGCTTCTTCCTCGGCTTTTCTCTGCCTTTCGGTTACGGAATACGGCTTTTCGGGATATTTGCCGGGCTTTGTACCGCGTTTTGCAAAAGCATGAAGAATAGGAGCGAGACAACCAACAGCCTCGTATACATAGATTCCTTGTAACCACGCCGCATAATTATCTCGCTCCTGTCTGTATTCTTCTGCTTCTCGGTAGTAGCGAAGTTCTGTAAAGTCTCCGTTCCAGTATGTGTCATAGGGAACCCCTATAGACATATAGTAGGAGCACAGATTATCCGCATACTCCGCAAACCACGGCTTGACAGCTGTCGGTTCAGCGTCAGTTATGCCCTTATCGCCGGAAGATGGTGTTATCCCTTCACCGTCTTCCACTTCACGTTTCCCTTGGGAGACATTTCTTCGATAACTTCATTTACCATTCTGAAAAGGATATCCGAAAGAGTGCTTGCAGTTTCGCCGTCCTCTCCGTCTTCCGAGTTGGCAAACTCTTTGTAAATAGCCAGTCTTTCGTTCCTCGGTACATTCCTGTGGAACGCGTCGAAAGCTGCACAGAAAAGGTCTTCCTGCGCCGTCAGTAGATGGTCTTCAAGGTTTCCGAAAGAGAATCCGCTCTTCTCAAGTCTTTTGAGTGTCTCAATTGTGTAGCCGAGCGTGTAAGCTGTTCCGTTGTATTCAAACTGAATTGTAGTTCTGTTAGCCATGGTTTATATTATCCTTTCATTAATTAGGCATCTTCTGAGAGTGAGGGAGCTGTAAGTGCTGTTACGGTAACGGTGCAATGAACAACTTCGTTTACACCCGCGCCGTTTACCTTGAGAGAGTACATGCCCTTGAAATCGAACTTGCCGTTAGAGCCTGTTGCGGTGTATGTGCCGTCGTTCGCACTTGTTCCACCAAACCATACGGAAAGGTCTGTTTCGGTGTTCTGACCTGCCACAAGAGCCTTGTATTCCGCCTTGGTGTAGTTAGCTTCAAACTCAATGCTTTCCTGCTGCTGAATGCCGAGTACGCTGACAGATACATAATGTGAAAGTGTTGTAGCATCAAGCGTTTCGGGAGTACCGCCGAGGTCGCCGAAAGAGTTTATATCAATGAGCTTTGTGTATGTGCTTCCTGAACTTTTCTTCATCAGGAATACGCCCATCGAGGTTACAGGGGTAGGTATAGCCATCTAAATTACCTCCTATAGATAACATTATTCTTGTCCGCACATCCTGTGTAACGTGCGATAATTCTGTAAATCGTGCCATCGTTTAAAGAAACAGGCTGCGCCGCAGTCCTCAAAAATCCGCGCATGGTGAGCTGTCGGTCTATTTCAGCGAGAATTGCTTTCGCTTCCGTTTTGCGCTCTCCCGCTTTGTTGGAGTAAATATTCACCTCATAAAGCAGATTCACGTGATTCTCGCGGTTAGAGCTGTCAATCGTGTCCGAACGCACAAGATTGTCTGCTTCCACAATGCTTACAAACGGAAATGACGATGGCAAACGCTCTTCAATGCCCGATATAGACAGAGCAGGGAACTTCTCTTTGAGCGCATTGTAAAGTTCCGTGTAAAGCACGTTTTCAATGTCAATCATGAGAATACCTCCTTTGCAATGTCGTATATTTTTCGGCGCATTTCCTCTGATGCGTCCCACATGCAGCGGTTGGCGTTGTTACCGTGAGTTCTTATTCTTCCGTTGCCGAGGTCTTCACCGTTCGTTCCGGGGTCTCCACGATAGTACCATGTGTAGTTTTGACCGTAGCCTTTGCCGTATGCGCCGCGAATCATGCCGAGTTCGTCAGCTTTCGGATGAGTCACGGGATTGTATGCGCCTGTTCCGAATTCGATAAACAGTATTGATTCACCCGAAGCGTTTATGGCAAGCGTATGTTCGTCAAGCCACGTCGGCGAAGAATCAACCACAACATCATTTACGCCGTCGTACTCCGCGCTTTGAAAATGGATTGCCGCCTGCGTTATGCCTATGTCGGCGAGTTTTTCAAGAAACGTGTTCAGTTTTGCTCCGAGACTGCGCGTGTAGTCCTTAATCTGACGCGCGACTTTCCACGTGTTTCTTATTCTGATGTTTATCATCCGTCAACCGTCACCCGCCTTATCGCATAGGAAACGCTGTTTATCGACCGTGCAACTTTTGTCACAATGTAGTCGTATTCCATGCGTCCGTTCGCGTCATAGGTCAAAGGCTTGTCAATGCACAGCACGGTGTGTTCGTCAATCTCAAAATTCGGGTCGTCTATCACAATAACCTTGTCGTACTGTATATCCGTTCCGAACGTCTCAACTACAACGTCGCCGTATGTCGAAGTAGATTTAGCCGCCGATATGTTAGCCTTGTACTTCTTCGGAGTTGAGTATTTCGCAGTGTGTTCTCCCGTGTAAAGTCCGTTTTCGTCTTTTCCATCCTCGTTTCCGAGATAGAGCGCATACCAAAAATCACGCTTATTCTTTCTCAAGCATCTCATGTCGGTCTGCCTACTTTCGGAATGATTTCATTAAGAAGCTGTTCGGACACCCATTCAGAACTCCACTTTCGGTCAATACCGTTCTCGGAATGAGAGAGTTGTCCCGACGCGCCGAGCCTATTGTACATGTCTTCCGCTATGCGTATTTTGAGGTCTCTGTACTGTTCTTCAAATGTAGCATTATCTCCCCCAAAGGGGAAACGGCGGGAGATTATGATATTTTCCGCGCTTTCAAGCAGCTCATAGAGAATGCGTGTATCACTTTCTTCCGTTCTGATTTTCAAGCGTTCTATGTCGGTCATTTTCTCCCGCCTTTCTCATTTCTTTTTGCGTGTGTTAGTTGCTGTCTTCGGTTTTTCTTCCGCTGCAACAGCCTTTTCTTTTTCTTCGGTTATCACTCCGTGCGCCGAGAGTTCCGCAGTATCGGAGGAAGATATCTCAAACTTTTCTCCCGCATTGTGCCACACACCACGGTAATTAACCGAATATTTAGGTGTGAGGTAAATCATCAGGCAGTTACCTTGAGAGTTACAACTTCGTTCATTCTCTCGTAGGAAGGAAGAACGATTTCGGAAGCGTAGATATTTGTGACGGCGGGATGAATTTGTACATTCTGTGTAATTGTGATCCCTGTATCAACAATGCTGACTTCTGTGTTCGCGCCGGAAATAAGTCTCGCTTCCTCGGGAGTTGTGCCGTACCAAGTTCTGCCCAGTGTACCTTCGGGAATGAATGTAACATATCCGTCGGGAACGAATGATTTGGTTGCACCGCTTTCGTTCTTATACTTCTTCGAGTAAACAATAGGTCTGATTCCGGTTTCGTTTTCGATAACATCAGAAGCTCTTGCGCCTGTTACATAGCTCTGAACAACGCCCGATGTTGAAATAATGGAGTTCTTAACAGCGGAGGTGGCTTTCAGAAGGTTGAATGTTGCGGAGGACATAATGGCATATCTTATTTCAGAACCTGAAACGTCAGCTGCCTTGTTCTTCATATCCTCGAAGTCCTTAATCGGGTCCGCCGTGGAAGCCGCTGACCAAAGAGCTGTAGAGGTAAGTGCAGAATAGTTGTTAGTCTTCCATGTATCGTTGGGGTCGTAGTCGTATTCATAGGCTACACCGTTCGCTTTTATTGAAATAGCCATATCGCCACTTTCGGGGAAAAGAAGAGACATTCTCATACGTTCAGAGACAACGTGAGCGCCGTCAATGAGGTCTCTTAAATAGTCAAAAGTGCGATTAAGTATAGCCAGTGCGTAAGGTTCATTAGAATCTCGCACCTGAAGGAATTCCTGAATGTCATTTTCAGAGAGCTTATGAGCTGCGCGGAAAAAAGGCATTTCTGTTTCGAATCTTGAAAGCTCGCCAATCTCACGATAAGTTGCCTGAGCGTCAAAAGCTGAAGGAGCGAGAGAAACAGGAAGTCCGCCGTATCCTTTTACCCAAGCAAGACGCAGTCCTGCTTTCTTTTCGGCAGGGAAAAGTCCTTCGCCGAAATATGGAATTCTGTTAGAGGCTGTCTGTTCATAGTTAGCTGCAATTACGCGCGGTGTGATAAATTCGCTAAGATTCATTATTCAAGTCTCCTTTCAAATTAAACGTTAGTCTCTGTGTCGGTTCTTATAACAAGTCCCGAAACAGCAGTGCCAAGAGTTGAAATGTCTATGCCGGAGTGAGCCTTTGCTTTAACGCCGTCTATAACACCCTGTACAACGATTGCACCGTTGGGATTGACTGTCGGGTCTACGTCATAAAGAAGTACGCCTACAGCACCCGTAACACCGCTTGAGGGAGCTGTGCCGTCTGCTGTGAGCGGCGTTCCGGCTTTAACAAGGGAAGTGCCGGCGACGGTAATGGGGATTGCATTGTAGTTATTAGTCGCAAGAATAGTGAACATCTTGCCGGATTTTGTTTCTTTTACCTGCATTTTCTATCTCCTTTTTTAAATTTTTTTAAAACTTCAAATAATGTTCAAGTGCATTCTTATTGACTTGATTAGCTTCTGCGGTACGTTTGCCGAGCTGTTTTGCGAGAGCAATTTCGGGACTGTCTTTTTCAGTGTTGCTCCCACCGTTCGGATGAAGCCCGCGTTCAACATTTTCCTTGAACCTCTTTTCACATTCGGCGTTATATTTCTTCTGATTTTCGAGAACCGCGTCCATGTCTCCGTTGAATATTGCTTCTGCGGTGGACTTTGCGAGTTCGGGAGAGTAACCGACTTCGAGATACTTCGCGGTATTTTCGGCAATGGAGGTCTTTTTCAGCAGTTCGTTGTATTTGTCCTGAAGTTCCTTCATTGCTTCATCTGATTGAGCCTTAGCCGCTTCTTCGGTAGTCATTTTCTCTTTCAGGCTTCTCTTTGCCGCCGCGAGCTCGGACGATGTTTTGTCAAGCAGCTCTTTCTTTACATATCCCGATAAGTCGACTTTCTCAGGTATATCAAGTCCGAGAAGAGCCTTAACCTGGTCTTCCGCGCTCATTGTGTCGAATCCTTCGATTGTTGAGGTGTCAATGTTAGGCATAATAAATTCTCCTTGCGTTTTACGGTCTTCTCTGACCTGATTTTTTGCGCTTTTATACTGCATCTCCGCAGTCTGCGAATTTTATAAAGCGACTTCTCTGCCGCCGATATATTAAGGCGTGAGCCGTATATCCGTTATCTTCTTTCTATAGGCGCGAGATAGCATCTGCAATGCCAGTGCTGCTTTTCGGGAGCTTCGTTTATCGGGAATATCTCTCCGTCAAGAGGTTTGCAAATCTCGCATACCTTTTCGTCCTCTTGCGTCACCCACATCACATACTCAACTCCCGCGTCCTTGTATGCTCTGAGTGCCGTCTCATCAGTCACTATATCGGCGTATTGTGCGGTCATATTCGACCACAGGCTTACTGCACGTCTCCACTCGCTATTAACGTCTGAACGCGTCCTAAGAGCTTCTGAGAGCCTGTCGCGCTTTCTCAAAACTTCGTTCTCGTACTCATACTTTGTTACGGAATTCGGGGACGAGAGAACGTCATTGACAAGGGTCTTTTTTCCTTTTGCGGAAATTTTTCCGATGTCCTTGTAACCGTTTCGGCTTGCTTCTTCGCCTATTTCTTCATATATGGCGAAGGCAAGCTCGAACATGGTGTCCCGAAAATCGTTATCAAGGTTCTTGTAGAGTGCCGCGACGGTCTTTATAACGTGAAGCTCGTCGAATTTGGCGAGCCTTATCGAGGACTTAGCTTTTTCAAACCGCCGTATTGTTTTCTTCCGCAGTATTTCTATCGCTCTGTCCGTCGTTATGTACCGTTCTTGCATTCTCAAGCTCCTTTTCTAAGCTGTTTTCAAGTTCGGACTGCGCTTCCTCATACCACTCCATACCGCGCTGATATGCATTCTCTACATCTGTAAACAAGCCTGAAATGTCGTAAGCGTCGCGCGGATGAACCTTTTCGTTGTTGAGCAGTTCACAAAGAACCTGTGCTTTCGATTGAATGTCGGTGAGGTTTTCGCGGGTAAACTGAATCTTAACATCGTTCGGGTCGAGGTCGAGAACGCCCTTGCCTTTGTAGATTTTGAGAATCAACTTCAAAATCTCTCTTTCGGAACGCGCAAAGAGCTTTTCTGTGTCGTTTGCTCGCGCGGAAGCATCCTGCCAACCGTTGCGGAATCTCGTTCCCATGCCCGTGTCCGCGGCAGAAGAGTTTCCGGCTCTTGTCGGCATACCCGTTATTTCGTCAATGTAATCGTACAGCGCGTCTATTTCCGTCTGAACACCCGTCTGAGAGATCTCGGAGGATATGCGGTAAACCTTTGCTTCTGTTCCCTGACCGCTTCTGATACAGATACACTGACCGCCTTTTGCGAGTTCCTTGTATGTGTTCTCGTCGATTTCGCAGTTCTGGAACACGTCATAGGCGTTTACAAAGTCAACAACGTTGTCAACACGAGCGGATTCAAGCGTGTTTATCATGTTGATAGGGGAGAGAACCGTTTCGAACGCGCCCAAACGAGCTTCATTCAGCGGATATTCCACTATAGGCACACGTCCGAAGTCGTAAGCAAGCCAGTCTACAACGTCGTTGCCCTTTACGGTGTATCTTCCTTCCGGCACATAAACGTAGTAAATGCGGTTGTCATCCTCGTCATATTGTTTCAGTACACCAGCGAGAGGTTTTCTGCCGATACCCGAAGAGTAGATAACAAACGCTTCTCTCGGGTCGAGTGAATAAAGCGCGGCGGGGCTTCCGTCTTTTTCGTTGTCTGGGTCGGGAAGAACCATTCGTGGCTCAACTCCGCATATGTGCATCCAGTCGGAACACTCTTTATCCTTCGATTCTTTGCCTTCGGAAGTCATAAGAACGTTCAAATAAGCTACCTTGTCGGATACGTCTTCTTTTCCGTTCGCCGCTACATACTGAATGGGAGAGCTGAGAAAAAACGAGGATTTAAAAGTGACTATCTTGTTTGGAAGGTTGACAGTGACCTTGTTGTTGTTGTCGGGTCTTACAGTCTTGTCTTTATAGCGGATATCCATTATTCCGCGATAAACGTCATATAAGTAATTTATTTCCGCGACATTTGCGCTGTCAAAGCCGAGCGAATCTTCAAGCACGGACACAACGTTGTCGGCGGTTATTTTTTGTTTGTTCGTTAGTATCTTTCGCCGACCATGAAGGCTATCACAAGTAGTAAGGCGAACAATATCATTTTCAAGCACGTGGAAAACCTCCGTGTAAACAAAAATAGGGGCTACCCGTATGTTTTCCATACGAATAGCCCCTATCGGCTCTTACTGTAACCCGATTGTTACAGCGTTTTTATAGTGTATTTAGCTTTTCTCGAAGCGGTTATTTCAAGTATAGTGACCTCTTCGCGCGATTTCTTAATTTTAACGTCATTGCCGCGTTCCAAAATCTCGTTGATTATGAGAAGCGCGTCTTCTTTGACATACTTGTGACGGTGCGCGTGTTTCTCTTCTTCCATAGCCACCTCAATAAGGTCTTTGTATTACTCTTACCGTCTGCGTCTCAAACGATTGAATGAAGTCTGCAAGCATTGAGAATGCATCGGGTACATCGTCATGTGCGTTTCTTCCCGCCATAGTATAACTGCAAAGCATACCGAGCGCGCGTTTATACTCTTTGTTGTTCTTTATAACACTATTGTCCTTGAAAAGGAAATGCTCTTTGACAAATGGAGAATCAACTATAATTCGCGTAGCCTTGTTTGCTGTCGAATATTTTGTAGTGATTCTTGTTATGCCGCCGCGCGTTTTTACCTCTTTTTGAACCTTTTCCGCGATTTTTCCACCCGCAGAGTTTGATTCAAAACGGCTCAATTTGACTTTGTGCCGTAAAAGAATCTCGACAAGCCTTGTTTCAACTATTTCGGGATTATTGTTGTCGCAGATTATTTCTTCGATGTAGAAGTCATTGCCGTACTGGTAAGCAATAGGCATTACGCAGTAGTCCGCCCCTTTGTCCTTTGTGTCGCAAACCGATATGATAGCATCCGGCGAATCCGAGGGAAGTTCAAAATAACGTCTGAGTTCGTCCTCGTTGTAGAGAAGTCCCTCGCGCTCTATAGGTTGATTCATAAACAAAGCCCGCCACGAACAATCGTCGAGGTTGTTTTTCATGTCCTCGAAGTACGCCTTATCGAAGCCGACACCATAGCGGTAATTGAAATTGCTTTCGCCGTCCTCGTCAACCGCAGGCATTACGAGAAACTGAGCTTTCGGAGAATCTGCATACATTACTTGCAGTCTTCCTATAGGGTCATGCACCGACCACCTTGTGGCAAGGTGCAATTCTTTACAGTTCAGCTTCTTTCTCGACTTCAAATCGTTCGTGTAAGCCGTCCAGAGCTTGTCAAGCCGGTCAATGCTCAATGCTTCCTCAATACCCGACACAAGGTCGTCGGCGGTCAGAAGTTTTTCACAACGCGTAGCACCCGTAAGGGAAGCACCTATAGCACGGCAGGTGAGCGACGAAAATCGGTGTTTCTTGCCGAGGTCTATCGTCTGTTCCTTTGCATTGGTTATAATTGTGCCTGCCGCAGGATACACGTCGTGCCATAAATAATCAGGGTCTGACAGAATGCTGTTTACGCCGTCATATATTGAGTTAGTGAGCGTTCCCGAATGTCCCGAGGCAAGGGAACAGCTGTCGGGAAACGCGCCTATCATCATCGAATGCAGGAAAATTTCGAGAGTTGACTTTCCCGTTCCAGGCGGAAGAGAGATTGATAATATGTCAAGTTCTCCGTCCACAAGCTTTTGCATTGCACGGCAGACAGGTTCGAGCTGCTTTCTTCTCGGTATCCAGAATCTTTTCTCAGGCTCTCGCTGAAGTTCTATATACTGCATGTAGCTGTCGAGCCTTAATCCTTGCGCTTCAAGCAATAGTACCGCCTTAAAAAGAGAATTCGCGTCTTTCGATTTATTTTGTATAATTCGCTCAGTACAATATCTCTTCAAAACCTCCGAATACCGCCACTTTTCAGCGCAGTTATTCATCGAAGACAGCACAGAATACAATGCCGTATAATGCTTCATGTTTTCAGGTTCAGCCTTGATGTGAGAGAAAATATTGTCCGCTACATCAAGATAACGCTTGTCGGTGTGTTCACCTGCCATTATCTCCGCTTGCAGTGTTTCCATTCTCGCCCACCTCTTCCATTCGCCTGAAATAATCACGAAACACAGGCTTTATCTTCTGATACCACCTATACTGTACCGTGTGAACAGCCGCAGAATCATCTATTACCATCCACAAGTCAAGATTGCTTTTCCTTTTCCACCCGATTTCAAACGTTTTCGGGATGAAATCGCATTGCGTATACACTGTAACATTGCACGGTTCTTTCAATGCTTTCAGCCCTTCGGCTATAGCAACCATTGTACAACGTATTGAGTTCCATCCGGCAATTCTTCCGCTAATGTATTTCTCATGCTTGCCATACCTCAACAGTGTCTGCCAATACCCAATTCCGCTATCTTCGATAAAACCTCCGAAAACGTATATATCGACATATCTCATACACACCTCAGAGGTCTTTTTTTGTTTTTGCGCGATTTTTGAAAAACAGAGCAAAGACATTTACAAAGTCCTGATTACAAAAGCCCTAAGTTTTTTAGTTTTTGAGAATATTTGAGGGGCTAACACGCGCCCGCCACTCCACAGCTGTCAACCAACCGGTATCTTATATCGGGTATCTCTTCCCCGAATTATACAAAATCTTCATTTTGTCTAATTTGATATGTGTCTGCCTGGGTGTGTCTGTACGCTCTCATAATACTTTATACGCTTAACTAAGTCCTTCCCTGCCCTGTCGCAAAATCGTGAATATACCGCTCTCATGGCATTGTGGCGCGTCTTACGTGTCGCTTATATCTTTGCTGTCGTATATCTCTATTACATCGTCAATCTTTGGTGCGTCTATTTGCTCTGTGGGCGTTTGTGCGACCTCTAAGCGGGTGTTGTTTGAAAAGCCTTGCGAACTGTTGTTGAGTAAAAACATCGCGTACACGGGATTGAGTGAGCCGTCAGCGCCTTTTAAAATCGTGTTTGAAGTAATTAACGCCTTAACCCTTTTGATAATGCGAGAATGCGGTTGCCCTATACGAGACTTAGTCCCCCACTCTAGTAATGTAATGCGGTCGACCCCCAACGCAAGAGCAAGAGAAGAGAATGACGGCAAGGCGTCGAACTTTGCGCACCATTTTATATAATCTGCGCAACGAGTTCCCACTTCCTCTGGGCTGTCAAGATCTATCGGAGAGAGGTTGTAAAGCTCCATGAGAGCAACAAGCGTGTTTGGGTTGTTTTCTGTCGTTTTCTCACTGTACGGCTCTGTACAGTGGTTAAGTTCGTTTGACACACGGTTTCGCTCGGTCAAAGCTCGATTTGTTGTCGTGTGTCTCCCTTGCTTCTTCCGTTTCTTCGGTTGTTCTACATTTGTAGGTTCTTCCGCTGTCTCAAAATCTGCTATATGTTCAGCTTTCATTTCACTCTCTCCCTTCCAAAAAAATTTATTATATAACTATATTATAACAATAATATTGTATTTTAACATTCTCCTATAGTACTAACTAACAGCTAAGATATAGTTTGCTCTGTAGATTATAAGTAAATTAATATCTTCCTTCTTCTTCCTTTTCTTCCTCTCCCCCCCTCCCCCGTGATTGATTATAGCACATCGTTTTAAGTTTGTCAAGTGTGGAGCGCGAGCAAATTATGTCGGAATTATTAACAGCAAAAAGAAAAGAGGCTTGCGCCCCCCTGCTCTTGCTTATATAAGACCCTGCAACCGCTTTTTTATGTCCTCGTCAAAGTCCGATTTTTCCGACGGCTTGTCCGGCTTTAGCGCGTCCGCAACCCTCGCCAGGACTTCCCGCCGCGCTTCTTCTTTCGCCTTTTCTTCTACTTTTGTATAATCCTCAATCCCTGCGTAGCTGTCAACCGCTCTTGTGATATAGGCGTTGAGCGACAGCCCCGCCGCTTTGGCTTTCTCCGCCCACTGGGATTTTTTCCCTTTTTCCGTCGTCAAATTAATGCGGTCATATGACTGCTTTATGTAGTCGTTTGCGTATTTTGTAGCGTCAAACTCTGCCATTATCGCACCTCCTTTTTTCCTCAATTTTAGCATGTTCAAAACGCAAATGTCAATATACTATTTGCACAAAACATATGCATTATATTTGTGTAATATTATTTAATATATTTGCGTTAAACCTATTGACTATTTGCGCAAATAGTGATATAATATAAGTGTCAAAGGGAGAGAGCAAAAGCAACTCCCCAAAAAATGAAAAATCAAAAATGAATGGAGAAAAGAAAATGAAAACCGTAAAAGAAATCGAAAACACAATGAAGCTACACCACATCGCCAGCCGCCGCGGCTACATCTCCCGCAAGTCAGCCGGAGAGGTCGAATCTTACAAGGGTAAGTTTGGAGAAGGCTACATCATTCTTCGTCCTCGCTTCGACACGACGAACTACATATACGTCGAATATTACATTGCTGATTAACACTCCACCCGATGAGAGCTGGTCGGCAACCAGCCGAAACCCCGTAAGGGGTCGTGGAAAGCTACAAAATAAAAAGGAGAAAATCATGAAAATCACAGCAACCGAAAGAACCGAAAAAATCGAGCAGAAGCGCACCACTAAAAAGAACCTTGCGACCGTTGTTGACGTGTACAAGGCAACCAGAGACACCGACCCAAAAAACACTGCCGCCGAACTTGTAAAGCGTATGGGGTACGCCGTGGCAACAGAAGCCGTCGCCGAACTGGTTAATAGTGTTGGAGAATGGGATGGGCGTATTTTTCCCAGCGTTAGAACATGGGCAGCAGAACAGCCCACAGCCGCAACCCATGACGAACTGGACAATATGAGCATTTATCAGCCCGCCGACATCCACACGGCACATATTAACCAACTTGCGGAAGCTATGCGGGACTACGAACCCGAGGAAATCCGCAAAGCGGAAAAGATAGCCCAATGAGAGGACAAACAAGTCGAATGCAGAGTGACGGGGCGCAGCCCCGTTAATGCGGTCTGGCAGACGGTCACAAGCCCCGACAGCCGAAAGCGAAGCAAAGAAAGGAATCAATCAATCATGACAAACTACAAAATCAGAGAAAATCCCCAGTTTAACAGTCGCGAGGTTTATTTCGACGGCAAGCCGTCCCGCGCAACTCTCGACGCGCTGAAAGCTCTCAAGATGAGATGGAATCATGTTAAGGCGTGCTGGTACGGCTTTGCGCAGGAGCATGAGCTTGTCAACGCCATCATCGCCAACGGCAGAGACGGCGAGGACATCACCGGCGAGAAGACGGAGGGCGCGACGGTCTACACAGACGGCTACCTCGGCGGCGGCGCGGTCTACGGCTCAAAGTCTGATAAGCACCTCTACGGCGCGGACTTATCAAAAGCCATCCGCGAGGACATCAAAGCGGCGGGCATTAAGGGCGCGTCTGTGCGCTGTAAAACTTACAGCGGCGGGAAGTCAATCACCGTCACGCTTTCGCTCCCTGCGTCCGCATACGTCACAAAGGAGCAGTTCGCCGCCGATTATCGTATTCCCGCGTCCGCAAGCTGGATTTACTACGAGGAAGAGGACGGGAAGGGTCAAACAATATCAATCAGCGACTACTACAGCCGCGAGATATCAGCTGCCGAGCAGGAAAAAATCCGTATCAGCGCGGCAGTTTATGAATACCATCGCGCAGCGGAAAGCGAAATCGAGGTAAATCAATACCATCTCGATAAATACACAATATACACACCCGCGACGTTAGAAATTATTAAAAAAGTCAATGCCATCATTTGTGCGTATCGCTATGACGAATCAAACGCAATGGTTGACTATTTTAACACAAACTTTTACTACGACATTGTAACCAAACCCGCAAAATAACATCTTCTCCCGCTTCGGCGGGAATCGTCAGCCGGTAAAAGTCCGGCTCTGAAGAGCAAGAGCGAAACGAAAGGACATCAAAAATGAAAGATATCAAGAAACACTACTTTGTATTTTCTCAATGCGTTGGCGGTGAGCGGTTCGCATTTGCCGAAACAATCCGCGAATCAGAGAATATTTTAGCTTTTGCTGCGCGTCAAAATGCCGATTATTGTATGGCTTGCAGCAGTCGCGCAGAAGCTGAAAAAATAGCTATAATGTGGAATGAATCCTATAAATTAAACGGCAATTACCCGAAATGGAGAATAGAATCATGAAAAAACTCACATCATTAGCATTAATAATCCTGCTGGGAGTGGTTGCCTGCTCCCCCATCAAGCAGGAGCGGCACCAAGACGGTACATATACCGCCGTCAACAGCGGATGCGGCTACATCGTCACAGCTGACGGAAACGTATGGGAGTATTTCGACGGCTCCATTCCCAACGGATCTTCCGTCCTCGTCACCTTTTCCGACGAGGGAACAGAGGAAGTCGAAGACGACGTAATCACAAACGTCGTTGCAAAATAAATCCGAAAAAAGTAAAAAAATTTCTCAAAACCTATTGACAAACCGCGGACATTGCGGTATAATATAGGTGTAAAGAGAAAGAACGAAAAGGAGAACATTATGAAGCTTATAGACAAAAACACAGGAAAAACCCTCTATTCAGTTCTCGGCGGAGAAAACCTCACTCTCGACGAAGCTATCGAGTGGGCAGGAGCGGAAGCCACCGAAGACCAGACCTACATCATCGACGGCGAGGAATACTCATACGAAGACCTCGACTGGGTGGCTGACAGCTACCAGCCCGACGACGAGCCGGAAGAACCCAAAAGCTGGGCGGTGAGAATCGCTCTCCTCCACGAAGACTTCCCCTACGACGTTGAGACCAAAGCTTACTACGGATTTGATGTAGCAGAAAAAGATGCTCGCTTCACCGCCGCCAGAATCGACAAGTGGGAAGATTCCCATTCTCGCCGCTCCCACCGCCCCGACGACCTCCCGACTGACGGAGGTGTCAACGGCTACGAGATAGCTTTTGAGTCAACCCCTGAACTCCACATCATTCTCAACACGCAGCCCGCCGACGACCTCCTTTCTGCTTACGTCGTCGAGAGCGGAAACCTCCTCAAAGTAGTCGACGAGGACGCGGAGGGCGGAATCGAGCTCCGCGAGCTGCTCGAAACCAAGCATAGCCGTGCGGTCGAACTCCGCTTCTCCTACTCCTTCGCCGAGCTCGCCAAGGAGGTCATCATCGACCAGGGCAAGCGAATCACCGCCGAGGAAGCTATTAAAAGATACGGTTTTCTCCGCCTCATCGACGACATTTTCGCACAAAAGTGCTATGTCTATAAGGACTACGCACTCGACATCATCGGCGAATATCACGAGAAATATGACGACGACGAGAAAAATGACTACTACGACGACGAGCACAGCTACGCTCACACGATTAAGAGACTCGCCGAACCCGGCTACCACATGACACAAGTAGAGCTCATCGAAAAGCTGGCAAAAAGCGACTGTTTCCCGGAGGGGGCGGTCCTTTAATCAAGTCGCCGAAAAAGCCGCGAAAATTCTCGGCGTTGAAATCTGAAAGGAAGGGAACATCAAGGGTAACACCTACCCGTGCAAATACGACGACCCGCGTTACATCACAATCGACGAAATCATCAAAAATATATCGAAAGGAGAATAATAATCATGTTATTGTCAGAATTTCACAGACTTCGCATAGACGCGGAGGAATGCTCATCACTTGATGAGTTTATCGCCGAGGAAGGTGGAAGCCTGCCCGAGGGATGCTATCCTGCCGATATGAGCGGAGACGCACCCATCAAAATCTTAACAATCATCTGGGAACTTTCGCGCTGCTTCACCGCATCAAAAGTCCGCGAAGTCAGCGGATTAACGCAAGTGGAGTTTGCCCGTAACTACCTAATCGGCAAAAGAACCGTCGAAGGGTGGGATATGAACGAAACGCAACCGCCAGAATACGCTCTCGAACTGCTGGCAGCGGACGTAGTATCAGCGAAAATTAAGGAGGTGATGGAGGAAAACTGAAAACGACAAAGAAACGGAATAGCACTGTAAACCATCGACAAGCTTATATTTGTCGAGCCTCGTTTCGCGCCGTATAAAGTCAACGGCGAGCTTGGCATATGCGAGCGACCGCTGAGGACAAGCGGCGCGACAGGCGAAAGAACAGCCCTTGCCGCATCGGAAACACTTCCCGCCGGTTCTTCCGTCGAGTTCACAATTCTGCTGTTCGACGAAAAATTGGAGCCGGCAGTCCGCGAATGGCTTGATTACGGCAAGTACAGCGGTTTCGGTCAGTGGCGAAATTCCGGAAAAGGCAGATATACCTGGGAAGAAATCGTATAAAGTCCAAAAAAAGAGAGCCGAAAGGCTCTTTTTTATACGGAAATAGAGCGGACTTACCGCTCTATTTTTATTCTCACAGCAAGTCTTTCCGCAGTTGCTTTACACCGTCGTAAAGCGTCTCATAGTCCGCTTTGTTTATGCGCCCTTTGACGTACATCTTCCAGAGTATCTCATCTGCGTAGTCAAATAATGTGCGGTTTTCTGGATAAGCGTCTATATCTCCACGCGCCGCTCTGTACTCAAGCACCCCTATTACTGCTACAAGCATAACACAATACTGTGCCATCTTATGGTTGATATAAGTGTTTTTTGCTTTTGCGTCTTCGTACTTCAAGCGAAGTATTTCGCCAAAATCGGTAGATTTAATATCTTCCCATTCCATTCCGCCCGGCAGTATCCGCAAAACCGCCATCCACAAACCCGTTTCACGGTCATCCGGCAACTTTTAGACGTGCCGGAGAATCCACCAGCTTAAAAGCCTCTTGTTCATCGTATTTGGTTTATGCTTTTTCATCAGTTTATGTTCCCGCTAAATTGCACATCGTAACTGTAGTAAAAATAGCCGTCTTGAAAATGTACAGTTTGCGAATCATCCCAAACATCCAGTTTGCCGCTGATTTTAGATACAGTCATAGGGAGTTCGACATTGTTATCGGAATAATATCTTATATATCCCGACGAATCAGCTGCTATACGATAGGAATCATTACTCACATCATAGCTAAAACCGTTTATCGATATGGCAGATGAAGTTGCTTTCAGCTCAACATTTGTTTTGTTGGTTGCCAAAAACTCAATGTAGTATTTCATCTCGCCCCAGTAGTTTTCTTCGGAGTAAACACGGCTGAACGAAATAGTGATAAAATCATCATCATACAGCACGTTGCTCATATTTTGATAACCGCTATCATTTTCATATCCGCTGTAACCGCCGGAACTTGACACCGTAGCCATACGCCGGTCGGAATCATAGCCGACTTCAAGTCCGTATGCTTCGGCAAGCGCGCGGAGCGGTGCATAAGTCGTGCCGTTGTAGGAGAACGTCATTACATCATTTCCGTTTGCGTCCTTCGGGCGGAACTCTTCACCATCAACGAGAATCTTTATCGATGGGTCAACATCAATCGTAATGAGCTGCCCCGCCGCCAGTATCGAGGTTGATAATGCGGTAACAATTCCGCAAGCTATAAGTATCTTCGTGCTGTTCTTCATTTGTTATTCTTCCCTTCTCTTTTACACTATTTTATTATATTTTTGACAACTTGTCAATGTTTTATTGCATTTTTGTTCAACTTGTGGTATCATTTTTTTAAAGCCGAAAGGAGTATCATCATGAAATCTAAAGCAATCAGCATTATCTTAGTAATTATCGCCGTAGCAGTAATAGCCGGCACACTGCTTGTCACTCACGAACTCGGCGAAGTTCAAAAGCGCAAGAACCAAGAAGAGTTTGAGACAAGCGAACTCGGTCAACTGCTCGAAAGCATGAACGAGAAGCACGAGAACCGTCAAAAGCTTCTCGAAGAGATAGACAAGGACATCGAAGAAGCAGAGAAAAAGATAGAAGGAGTAAAAGGTAAATCATGAAAATACTGAAATTTTTCCTCGTGTTTCTGCTTGTAATGGTTCTCATGGGCGCGTGTACGTTTTGGCTCAGGGCGAAATGGGATAGGGAATACGAGCAAACCGAATTAGGTAAACGCAACCACGAAATTTCCGAAAAGACCAAAGAAATCAACAAGAATAACGAGAGTATCAGACAAGCGTTAGACGAAATTGACGAAAGAATCAAAGAACTCGAAGAATTAGAGTAAAACCAATCAATCCAAAAAGAGCAAGGAATCGCTTCCCTGCTCTTTTTTTATTTGCTTTGTTCTTTTGGTTCTCCGCCGCTTACAATCCGCTTGCAGAACTCTTCTATAGCGTTCCACCCATCATCATCAAGCTGCGCAAGTGCCGTTATCATGCGTTTCCGAAAATCGTTATCGTCGTTCAAAATCTTTCCGAAGACATCAATCAATTCATCTTCGAGAGTTTTTTTGACGAACATCTCACCTTCTCCGTTGAGAAGCCAACTTTCGTTGACATTGTAAACAGTACATATTTGAGTTAAAAGCAGCGGGCGAGGGTCGGTTTTTTTGTAATCAATGTTCTTGATTACGCTGTCGCTGACACCTATTTTCTCGCCAAATTCTTTTCTTGTGAGCTTTAGCTTTTCTCGGAGTTCTAAAACTCTTTCGTTAACTTCATACACTCAGTACATCCTCCTTTCTGCATTATATTATATCATGACGGCAATTGGTTGTCAAGCTTTTTGAATCACATTTCTTTAAAAAACTTTGGTTTAAGGGGTTGACAATCCCTTCTCGGTGTGGTATAATGGTTGCAGACCAAGAAGAGAGAACAGGAGGTAAAAACAGTGACAGAAAAACAGAAATATCAAGCAGAACAAATTGCAAAGACAATCAAAGACGTGACCGACTATCAGAAAACCGTTATTTCGGCATTTACTGAAGGACTTTGCAAGGGCATTGAAATTGCCAACCAGACAAAGAAAGCCGATAAAGCCGAAAAGCCGGAAGAAAAAAACGAGAAGAAAGAGGAGGACTAGTGAACGAATTAATCAAAGTAACCTACGAAAACGACCGCCCGACAGTATCAGGACGTGACCTACACGAGAAACTGGGAATCAGCACAAGATATAACGACTGGTTCTCCCGTGTGTGCGAGTACGGTTTTACCGAAAACGAAGACTATATAGCTATTACTCAAAAAAGAGTAACAGCTCAAGGTAACGAAACAACTTTTACAGACCATCAGCTCACAATCGAAATGGCAAAGCAGATTTGCATGATACAGCGTACCGAAGTCGGAAAGCAGTATCGCGAATATTTCCTCGAAGTAGAGAAAGCATGGAATTCGCCCGAAGCTATCATGGCAAGGGCATTGCAAGTAGCAAACCGCCAGCTTGATTCAATCAAAGGACAGCTTACAGAAGCAAACAAGCAGCTTGAAGAAGCAAAACCGAAAGTCTTGTTTGCGGACGCGGTAGCGACAGCAAAAACTTCAATTCTCATTGGAGACCTCGCAAAGCTTCTCCGTCAGAACGGCATCTTGATAGGTCAGAACAGACTGTTCGAGCGGTTGAGAAATGACGGTTATCTAATCAAGAAGCGCGGCGCAAGCTACAATCTCCCCACACAATCTTCAATGGAGCGTGGATTGTTTGAAATCAAGGAATCGACAGGAATAAACCCCGACGGCTCGGTGAGAGTTAACAAAACAACAAAGGTCACGGGAAAAGGTCAGCTTTATTTCGTCAACGTGTTCCTCGCAGAAAAGGATGAATCCGACAATGAGTAGCCCCTACAAATTCAGCGAGTGGACATACATTGACAAGGAAATCGCCGAAAATCATCACATATGCACCCGCTGTCACGGTGACATCACATCAGACCACATCGGAGAGCCCGCCCTCATCACATACGACGGAGACAAT